ACAAACGTTTTACGATGGTACAGAGTCAAACTATAGTGACGCTGCTACAGTTGGTAAAATTAGAGGTTTAGAGTATTTAATTGAGATAGATTACAAAAGACAAGAAGGTGTAGATTATACAGATCAACATCATTTTGTACGTTGGAGTTCTGACGATGGTTGTGATAGTGAAGTTTGTATAAACTTCTTTGCTTTAAAACTAGAATATTTACAAGATGGTTTTGCTGACGTAGAATATTTTGAAGCATCTGAAAGATATAGGTATAGAAAACATAAAAACTTATCTTGGAATATAGGTTTAGCACATAGACTAGCTGAGCCATACGGTTATAATCCGTTAGACGAGTGGATGTTATCAAACGGTAATTTACATTATACGTATTTAGCGTTACAAGAAGGTTATAATGTAGATGTAGCTAACTCAGTGTATACAGATCCAAACGGCGAAGTTGTAGCTACAAGTGCAGAGGTATGGGAAGCTGTAGTAATACCACAGGTATTATCTGATTATACGGAGAAAAAACGAAACGAGCTTGATAGAATAATACAACACTCTGTTGTAGTTGGTTTTGATTATTATAAATACAACAAACAAACATGGTTACACGCATGGGGTAATTTAATGCCATATCATTATGATAGTGGTAATGAGTTTTCATATCACAATTTTAATGACGGTGAACAGTGGTATGATTACAGCGGTGGACTAATATACGGTATAAAAGTAAACAAAAGCTTAGGTTATTTCTTTGAAGGTAAATACAATAAGTATTG